GTTAATCTGTAATCCGAATGTCCACCTATTGCGTCCGCTAGTCCCAAGCTCCTGCTGTACAGGGCTTGCGTGCAAAGGAAATATTTCAAGCCATAATTCGTTAACTGGTCTTTCAGAGAGGTTGTTAGGCTCAATGATAACCAGTTCTCTATCCATAAGAGTATTATAATTTTCAACAACGCTTAAAAATCTCTGCCGGATTTTCTGCCAAATGTAACTATCTGTCATTACAATACCTCGTATATCTTAAGGACCGCATCTATATCTTTTGTTGTTAAATGTGTCCTATCTCCGATAACAGCAGTAAGTTTTTTTACAGCAGACCTGGAAGGAACTCTTTTTATTCCTCTGTTATGGGTCTTAAACTTACTTAGCCACTTATCGAATTCTCCTATCTTCATTTGCTCCATTTCGGCCTGTGTTATACGCAGCATTCCGTATGGAGCCTGAACAGAATATCCGTTCTGTAAACCGTGCATATGTTTCGGTCCGGCTGCAGGTGGTGGTTCGTTTGTGTTGTATCCTCCGTATTCGAGCATAGCGAAGCGTGGATGTTCATTAACAAACCTGACATTTCTTATGCGGGTTCTTCTTTGATAAAACTTGTCTCCACCAAAAAGTTTTATCCTCAACTGCTCGGCAACTTTTTTTATTATTTCAGGGTCGTTGAAAAGATTGTCAGCGAAAAGTTCTTCTCCCATTTCCTCTGCCGTTACTTTTCTTCCCCAATATCTTACTTCCCAGTGTTTCCATACATAATCATCATCTGGATAATGATGATATCTGTAAGGATAGCCTTTGTACTCTTCATCTTTAGGAGTTCTTGTAACAACTCTCTGGAAAAACATAGCAGACTGAAACAAAACTCTCTCGTTATGTCTTGCGATAGTTTCAACTATTGCGTTTCCTTTGATAGTTGTTATGTCATTTTTTATAGCTGTGGTAATAAGTTCGCTTACCAATCTAGTGTCTTTTAATTTTTTTACACTAGAGAACCCGTTGGCAGACTTAACCTTAATATTAAAAGCAATAGACACTCTATGCCTTCCTGCCCTGGATTACATAGGTGACTACATATTCCCCAGTCGGGTCCACTGGTCTGCAGTGAATAATGTTATAGTCAACATTTGCATAACGGATTCTGTCTTTGGTTTCTGTAGGCTTCTCAGTGAAGTTACAAACAAACTTAACATCACCAGCGTTAATCAAACCGCCACTTGCAGCAATCGCTTCTGCTGTATAGTTTGTCATAACTGCAAGTCCACCAGTTACCTGCTCATAAGTCTTTTCTATTTTCCCTGTTTTTGGGTCTTTGTTTTCGACACCTCTAAGAAGAATAGCGACCTGTCCATTAGAGAAGCCTGTGATTATAGAGTCAGCAACTGAACGGAGAACTGCATAATCCATTAGATTCTACCTCCGAGAAGGTCTGTATGAATTGCTCTTTTAACACGATTGGAGTCAGCTTTTGTTTTATAGAAATCTGCAAGGAGAGAGTCAAGAATTGTAAATCTTGAAATATACCCTCCAGAAGAATCGCTTTCTGAATAATATTCAACTTCAAGTACATCTACTTTCTGTCTCTTAACTGTTCCAGAAGAATCTTTAACAACGAAAAGGGAAGTTGTAGTTGAAATAAATCCGGCTTCACAAACAGCCTCTTTTAATTCTTCTGGGATTCCCTCTACTTCAAATCCGTCTTTATCGTATAGTTCTACACGAGGGAAACACAATGACTGGCTTCTGTGATACTTCTTAATTCCTTTCCAGCCAATTTTCGAATAAGTGCGGTCGATATATTTTGTTGCGTTAATGAGATATGATTTCTTTGAATTGTCAGAAAGATTTGCCCACTCTTTGTGACCGGTGTTTTTCATATACTCATCTGCGTACTCAAGGCTGACATAGCAGTTCGCATTAGGCACGCAAGAGCCATCCTCGACCACAAGAGAGACTTCCTTTTCTTCTGTTTCTACATCAGCCATAATCAAATCCTTTTATGCGTCACGCATTTTATTTTTTGATTTAGAAGTTTCAGGTTTCTTTTCTTCCTTAGCAGGTTCTGCCTTTACAGGTTCCACCTTAACTTCCTCTTTTACAGGTTCTTTTACAACTTCCTGTTTTACTTCTTCTTTTGTTTCAGCAGAAGCGTTTTTAGCAGCCTCACGCTTACGCATAAGAATAAATGGGAGCATACTCATAGTTCACCTCACTATTTATGCAAAAAGCAATAGGGCAGGGCACCCGAAAGCACCCTGCCTTTTTGTTAAGCAAGTTTTGCAACAAGCTTTGTGATTGGTACATTCTTAAGAGAATCTGCAAGCTCCCAGTTAGCAGCAGTTGCAAGTTCTGCGTTTGAAGGAGTTGTTCCTACTGGAGTACCAACCCATTTCAATCCACGAGGGTGCATAACAAATGCACGGCGTGAAATAAGAATGTCGTTTCCGCCAAGAGAATCACGGTCTGTTTCTGTGATATCGAGGCTTGTTGTGTCTTCGTTGAAAGCAACTGCTCCCTGACCGAAGAAGTAAATCGGATAAGCACCGCTTGTAGCAGCAAGAGTGTCATCAATGATAACTCTCTTACCCATATAAGCCTTGTATTCGATGTTGTTGTCTGCATCACGGATGGTGTCGATAAGGTTGAGCTTAACGAGTTTTGCCATAGCCTGTGAGTGCATGATGATACCAGCAAGTTCTGAAGCGTGGTCGCCCATCTTGTAGATAGCGTCTACCATTGCTTCTGAAGAAAGAACAGCAGCGGCACCTGTTTCACCAGAAATGTCAACTACATGGTCTTTGATAGCACCGTTTGTTTTGTCTGTAATACCTTCGAGAGATTTTACAAGGACATGCTGCATACGGTTTGCCCAGTATGCTGCGTTCATATCAGCAATAGCGAGCATCGGGTCTGAGCCAGCGAAGAATCCAGCGAGGTCGTTAGCACCCCAAGCCTTACCACGAACATGAATAGCGGCTACTGATTCGCCAGCGTCAATGTTGTTGATTGAAAGAGCAGTTGTGTCTGAGAGGATTTCATCATCAGCACCGGCTGCATCTACAAGGCTCTTCCAGAAAGGAATATGGATTGTTTTACCACCTTTTACCTGTGAGCCAACATTCGGGAACACAAGGTTAGGGTCACGAGTTGCAATTCCTGAAGCGATTACAGCGTTAAGTTCTTCTGTTTTCTGAATCAGGTACGGATTGTACACTTCAGGTACAATTACATTTGAAATTTTTGTAGTAGCCATAATTTTCTCCTACTAATCTTCAGAGTTAAGCTCCTGCTGCCGCTTTCATCTGAGCATAAAGTTCTGGATTTTCACGGTACAGTCTTGCCTGCTCTGATAAATTAAAAGTTTCTTTCTTGAACGGGTTAAGCTGAGTAGGTGCAGAACCTGCACTTCCTGTACCCGCACCACCACCTGTTGAGGTGTTCTTTAAGAACTTCTTTCCAAATGGTGTTTCAAAGAATGTACGAATAGCACTTTCAACTGTGCGTCCGTCTTTATCTATGAGCTGCATACCATTTCCCAAATCTCTTTCAGAGAAGTTGGAACACTTCAATCCGAAGATTAAACCGAACAAGTCGTCGCGGCTTGTAGGCTCGACATCATACTTTGTCAGAGCTTCATTGAAATTCTGCATACACTTCAAAGAGTGTTCAGACTCCATTGAAGCGTTGAGTTTTTCAGTAAGGTCCTTGATAGTGTCATCTCTCTGTGAGAGAGCACCTTTGTAAGAACTTTCAAGTTCTGTCTGTTTCTGTTCAAAAGCCTTTTTAATTTCATCAGGCGAGTTTGCTTCGAGCTGTTTCTGCAAAGCCGCAAAGTCTTCCGCATCTTTCGCTGTTTTTGCAGTCAATTCGTCAAACTTTTCTTTCAGAATCTGCTTTTCCCTTTTCAGATCATCACGAGTCATTTTCAGACCGTTCAAATCTTCGTTGTAAAGGTTCAAGATAGATTCAATCTTCTTCTCGTTTTCTTCCTGCCCAGCAAGAATTTTTTCAACTTCTTCTTTGGTAAATGCCATAGCATTACTCCTTTGTTAAGAAAAACAGGTTCCTTCCTAAGAACAATATAGAAGTTTCACTCTCCAGAGCGTTCTCCTATCAGTTTTCGTAAAAAGGATAGAATTAAAAAAAAATGAACTTAAATCTGATTTACTTATCTTTCTTCGAGACTGCTTTTTCGTTTTCTTTGTGGGCCAAAACACAGAGTTTGGCTTTGGACTGCCATTTAGTTACCTGAATCATGCAGTAAGTCGCTTCGTCTGATAATGCGATTCCCCGCTTATTCAAAGCGTATTCAAGTAATGAGACTGGAATTGTTGATTTGATTTTTGTTGCGAGATGTGCTGAAACTTTAGAAATTAAAGTCCAGAAGTTTCTGCGTATTTTGAAGTATAGATATTTCATACTTCAAGTCTAAGTAAGAAAAAATAAATGCTTAATTTGTGTCCAAGTCTTTTAACGGAACAACTCTGCCGTCATTTAAGAATTTGTCCAAAGAAACATCGTACTCTTTCCACATCTTAAATCTATTTGCACCTAAAACTTCTTTCTGCTCATCTTCTGTAAGGCTGTTTATAAAGCCTTTGAAGTCAGGTACTTCATCGACAAACTGAGCAGGCATTAAAACACATCTGCATAAATCGTGTGGAGTAGTTGGAGCCGAACTTACTGATGCGAATTTTTTACCGGAAAGAGAAGCGCAGTAAAGGCAGGTTTTACCATCTAAAGTTGATACCCATACAACCTCAATATCGTTCTTCTGGAAAATAATTCTGTCAGTTGTTTTAGCAAAGCCAGGTACAGCAGTAATGACGCCGTTGTGAATACCATTGTTAATTGTTTTAAGGCTTTTTCTAGCCTGACTTACAACATCTTCTGATTTCTGTCCGAACATATACCCAGAACGGAGTGCTGTATCATAGGTTCTTTTGATATTTCTTATCGAACGCTCAGAAAAGGTTTTAATCGTATCTTTATCATCAAAAGGTGTAAATAAAACAGAGGCAGCAGTAACTGCACTTAGGACAAGAGCAGTACCGTACATATACTTTAAGAACTTCTGTTCCTGTTCTTTAACCTTTTCAGCCTCATCATTAAGCCGTTCTTTTAATTCATCCTCATATTCTTTGTAAGTTTCATCGAGTACAGAATTGATTGCTCCATAACTTTTTTTTGTAGCGATGTAATCATTGGCAAGGATTGTACCGTCTATTTTTCCGTAAAGTTTGACAAGGCTTTCTTCAATTTCATCATAAACGCCATTGGCATACAATTCGAGGTCGACATAATGCTTAAGAGTCTCTTTTAACTTATCTTCATCTTTAACCATTTTCTATCTCCGTAATCTCGATTTCTGCTCTGGCATTACCTTTCTCATATTCGTCATAGATATGCTTTTCTGGAATAACTTTCCAGTTATCATCAGGGAGTATTTTTGCGTCTACGAGCGTATCAAGAATAGATGAAAGTTGGTTATCTGAATCACGACGAACTCTATCAGAATGAATGAAGTGTACAGTCATTTTAACTTTTACACCTTCCGGGAAAGTGTGTATCTGTTTTTGGAGCAATAATACCTGCAATTCATTTACAACAGTGTTATGCCATTTCATATACCGCTGGTTAGGAAATGACCTTCCGCTTCGAGTGTTAATGCGTGAATTTTTCTTCGATGGCGTTTCGCCCATTAATGTAATTTTCATTAAGGGTAGTGTAGGCGAGAAAAATGTAAGACTTAACTAAAGTAAGATAAACCAGGAAATATTATAATTCTTTGAATAAATCCATATGTCCGCAAATAGTACAATAATCACTATTGCATTTTGCGGGTTTATCAAGCAGTTTGAAGTCTTTGACAGGGATTAACTCATGACATCCGCTTCCAGAACTACTCCTACCGTTTACTTTATCAAACTCTATGTAAATGTAATTATAAGAGTTAGTGCAGTACATTCCCCCAGTTTGAATAAACTTTAAGCCTTTTGTGCCTTTAATTTCCTTGCTAGTAAGAAACTGATTTCTAGTTTCAAAAATTTTCTCAGTTCCATCTGCAAATGTGACTTTATAACGAGGTTCTTTTTTCTTGCTGCTAGTTAATAATCCTTTTTCTCTTGCTTCTGCCTGGTTCTGTCTTATATCGGCGTCAAGGAAATAATACACATCACACTTTTCACATCTGGCAATAAAATCTTTACATAATTCCTGATTTTTATCATTAGAAACGAGCTCACAAGTTAGACAGTCAATTTTACCTTTTAACTGGTTTATTTTTTCAAAATACTTGTCGAGAGTAATGAATTCATAGTGACAAGAAAAACATATAGATAACTTAATATTACGAGAATAGCAGAAATCCGCTAACTCTATATAATACTGGACATCCCGCATAAGATTAGATGTAATGTTTATTACTTTAACCTTATCTGTCGTAATATTAGCCAGTATTCTTTTGAGGTCAAAGATTGTAACTTCGCCGCCAATTAGATTAAGCCGGATATTGTTAAACTTTGTTTTTTCTAATAATTTAGAAATATCTCTGGCAACTTCACAGAGTTTATCTTCATTTTCTTTGACACAAGTATCATTTATATCAACTCTATGTTTATAACGGATACAGTACGAACAGTGAATGTTACATAGATTCGTCATACGCCATTTTATATTAAAATCGTTCGGAGTTAAGTCTTTGATTTTTACAAACTCTTTCATTAAAAGTAGTGTAGGTGAGGAAAATAAAAATCTTAATTGTTTTTACACCTATTTATCTTAAATCATAGGTGTATAACGCTATCAACTGTACTGCGCAATAAATCCGCTAAGGTCTACAGTACAATACATTTCACCGGCTCCAGTATCATTACCTGAAGTATGTGTACCACTACTAATTCGTAATATAACAAATGCTTCATAATATAATGTAACGCCATTATAGTGGGTTATACCCCCAATTGTGGTATTACCAAAGCTAAGTGGCACATCATTAGTATCATGTTTTGACTGTGCAATAAGGTCCTCTACATCTGGTTCACCAGCAAATATTACCTTACCATTACCTATATCCATTCTACGAGTAATCGAGTTTGCCCAGGTTGAAAACTGAGAGTACGTAAATGATTTGCATAACATTGTATTTAACGCATCAACAAAGAACATTCTGCCTACAGCTATGGCACCGTAAAGTTTAGTGCCTACACTATTACTATAAGCACCACTCTGCAAGTAACACTTAAATGTGAATTTACCATCTTCCAGTCTTACATCGGTATAAATACCATCTGGATTAACCAAATTTACCAGAAGTGAAGTTCCATAAGTACCAAAGTAATAGTTTGCATTTGAGCCTGATGTTGTAGCCTGTACAGCATATGATGTAGCTGGTATGTAATACCGTACATGGTCATTTACACCAGGGATAGTAGTGTCTAATTTTGTAATTTTAATCGTAGCTGCACTTGCGTCTCCTATATCAATTGTGTCACCCCAATTGAACTTTATTAAATTAATCCAGATTAAAAAACCTTGATATGTTTTTTACATGATATTATATATGATACAGATTTATTGTCACGTTTCAGGATTGCGTGTAGTCTGGATTAAATCGCGGTCGTTGTCCATGTGCCGTTCAAACACTTACATTTGTATGTTGTACCGTCGTATCGAATAAGAAGCGCCATTGCGTAAACAGGAGTTGCGCTTTTTTGGTACGTCATTATATTACCCGTATATAATCCCGTTCCGTTGCCTCTGAGTTTACATATGTAAGGTTGTTCAGCATTCATTTGTGCGGTGGCAGAAGATAGCAATTCTACAAGTGTGGTTTGGCTTGTATTATCAACGGTAACTGTTAAATCGCTTTCGGTTACTACCTTTTCGCCATTTTGATACACTCCATTACTACCCAGATTAAACTCAATATTATTAGACCATGCTATAGAATCTGTTTCAAAGTTATATAGACTGACTTTCGGTAGTTGACAAGCTGAAACATTGAAATAACAATCGTTATCTATCGAAGCATTGTAATGTACATAAATTGCCATAGTATCGTAATTATTATCATTATAGCAAATTCTTATCTTATCAAATAATTGTGTTCCGCATGACGCTAACTCTTCTATTGAGGCTTTGTTCCAAGAGTATGCAATTTTAATTTTATGAGATTCACCTGGTGCGTGATTAAACGAACGATTTAAATCAATATTTAATGTAGACGCCAGGTATCTTTTACCGAAAGTACAAATCTTATACCAACCCATAGTGTCTAAATCTTTAAAATATGAAAACCCATAAAGAGAGTTAGCAACCCCGTCGCTTGTTGCAAGTTTATTAGTTGAACTTGCGTCCGACGGGATTTTTGCCTGAATAGCAATAATTGTATTATCCTGCACTGTATTCATGTATTTTTTAAGTTCGGATAACTTTACTTTACCGTCTTCGTCATCTTCTGTTCCGGGTTTATGTGTGAACGGGATAATATCATTGTCTGTGAGTTCGTGTGTATCTCCGACTGTATCGTAATAATATTCATGGTTTCCGTTAAATCTTTTAAGTGCCATATCATGCTCCTACGGTTGCCATTGGCAATTCTTTTTTTGTTCTCTGTTCAATAACCTGTTTATCAAGTTTTGACAGCAACTCCAAAACAGCTTTAGCAGGCAGTTCTAGCAGCCCGCTTCTGATTATCTGGTATTCTTCAAGTGTTATTTCAAGTTTCATAGGATAGGGTAAGTATAGGTTTGAAAAATAAGTTACTTAAATAAAAAAGGTGCCAGTTTGCCTGGCACCTTTTAAGACTATTCAACATCGACAATTGAAAGGTCTGCTGTAACTGTCGTGTTATGGACAATTACAAGTTTAGAAATAGGGTACTTCTGCAAAAGGTCGTTAAACTTCTCTTTTGTTTCAGCAAGTGTGCCTGCAAACTGTTCGCCAGTTGTTTCATCAATAGCGTACTTGTAAGCAGCACTGTCACCATTCTTAATTAAGATTGAGTACATAGCGTGCCCTCCTTAATTAAGAACATTAGACTAAAGAAATATGGAACTTAATCTTTTATCTCCTATGTTATAACTTACATTTTATAAAAATTATGACCAAAGGGTAAAATCTTTTCCTGCAACACGAGTAAAACTGAGTTCATCTCCATCGGCTTCACCTGTGAAACTTGTGCTACTAACCTTAGTATAGGTATCGAAGCCGCAAGTTTCTATAGCCATAAACTGAATATTGCCTGCGGAGCTGTCTTTGTACAGTCTTGCAGCTTTCTTAGTATTTATCTCCGTTCTGTCCGCCGGTGCTTCTGAGAAGTTAAAATATCTGTACTCACTAAACTCAAAACCGACACCTTCGACTTTCCAACAATAAGCAGTTACTGTTCCACTAGGAATGTTTGTAAGCATTACTGTTGTTTTTGCCATTCCGTCTTTTCCAGAAGTAGGAGTGATTTCAACAGGAGTAGAATACTGGCTTACATCAATTGTTGCGGCTTTGTTTTCTTCAATGTCTGCACTAAGAACAATATCGCCTTCATTATAACGAGAAAACTCTGTCTCCTCCGCAGGTGATGTATAATCTTCCCATTCATCGAGTTGTGTATTTTTTTCCTGAACAGTTATTGCACCGTTGGAGTAATGCTTAACTCTAAACCAATCTCTATTTATTTCAGATGGTTGTCCACTTTCCCCTATATTTGTATATATAAGAGCCTCGTCAGCAGGAGTTGCAGACGCAGTATAAAATGTATACCCTCCTGCACCTTTCCAACAATACAAAGCACCACCTTCACCTGTTGCAAAAGTACGGTCTCTTGCTGGTGTTCTAAAATAGTCGTGTGATTGGAATTCAATAATGTCACTACCGTTATATTCGTAATCTCCCCAAACATTAAGCCCTGATTGAGTGCTTTCATAAAGAGTTGTTACACCAGCTTCAAGAGTGGTTAAAAATACAACTCCTTCACCTCCTTCAAAAGCATACAATGTGACAACACCACCTTCGCCACCACTTACATTTACTGTTACCTCACCAAATCCATCTTTTCCAGAACTTGGTGTGTAAGTACCATTTTCTGTGATAGTTTTTGTTTCAAGAACTGGTGTTACATTTACTGTTGCGGTGACTTTCGCCATAGCATCCTTGCCTGAGGTTGGGTTTATTACGACAGTACCGTTTTCAGAAATACTGACAGGCTTGTTATCTTCGACTTCTACATCACCTTCAACTCTAACTGTGACAGGTGAATAAGCCTGTCCTGCTGCAGAAGTGTAGGTGCCGTTTTCTGTTACAGTTAAAGGTGTAACGGTTACACCTGATTCTCCGCCACCGCCTTTATTTGAGAATATGTAAGTTTTACCACGATTTTTGAAAATATTTCTTTTAGCCATTTTAGTCCTCCTAAGCATTTTTAAGGTGTCTGTCACGCTCTGCCAGACGCTTCTTGAACGCTTCATATATTTCCTGTGCAGAATTACCTTCAAGGTTTTCCTGGTCTATGAGGAATATGAAGTCGTCATAGTTCATATCCGGGTCAATAAGTTCCTGCTGCTGTAAAATGTAGAATACACAATACAACGGGAACTTGCCCTGACCAGAGATATTTGCAATAGAGTTGATGATGTTCGGGTCAAGGCTCATTGTTTCGTAATCGTAGTTCAGATGGATTTCAACAAGTCCTTCATATCCACACCATTCTTCGTACCAGGAGATAATCTGTGATAACTTCTCACTTACATTTCTTGCGAATGTTGCAAGACGGGCATTTTCACCAGAGCGGTGAACATAAGCAGATTCTGCAGTTTCTGAAGTCTTTTTGTCAGGCGCAATATTTTTCATAAAGATACCTGCAATCTGAGCTTCAATTTTATCTATTGCCTTTTCACAGTGTTCAAGACCTTCTCCTGAGAATGAAAGAACACCAAATCTTGCATCTGAGTTTTCTTCTGTAAGGAAAGCGTCACCACCAAGAGTAATATCATCGTCTTCACCGTCATCTTTGGGTGTGTAACCTGTGATATATCCTGTAGGTACAGTTGTCATATGAACGCCGTTTGTGTAATCAGCGGACAACTGATAGTGATGTACATTGAGCATAGCAAGGTCGAAAAGCGGCGGTTTTTCTGGGTTTTCGTACGGAAGGAATACAAGCGGGATATAATTGATTTCTTCACCGTTAATTGTGATAGGGATAATTTCCATATTCATACTTTCGATTTCTTCTTTTCCGGCCACATTCCTAAAAACAGGAGTGTAAACTCTCTGCTCATAGACATCTCTGTCATTGATTACAAGAACACGATATCTTGGCTTCTGTTTAACTGTAAACTCGTCAGTAAAGGCGTCAACATATTCTTTAAGTACAACGAGTTTCAACTTCCTTACGCCTGTTGAATTGTCGTAAACCCAGTTGATAATCTGTTCGGCAGGGTAGTATGTAAGATAAGGTTTGATACCTTTCTTTTCTGCTTCAAATTTTGTAAGACCTGCCGGAGCAAAAGGCTGGTCCAAGAGCCAGGCACCAAAACCAGTTTTAAGAAGGTCAAAAACAGAATCTGAAACGAACTGATAAAGAGTTTTACCTTTTCCGTCTACATCGTTAAGAGAGCCGCTCTGCTTAAATGTCTCATCAACTCTTACAGTCGGGCTTCTTCTGAAAATCATAGCGTGCATAATGCTATGAGCACCACCAACAAAGTTTACATACGGAGTTCTCCTCTTAAAGGCTTCGTAACGCTTTTTACGGCCTTCGCAATCCTTTCCTGAAGCCATAGGCAAATACTCTTCACCACGAGCCTTTACGACATCTTCTCCCTCGATAGTGTCACGACATACTCCCCAGCGGGAAACCTGTGCAGAGTAAGCGGTGCAGACATTTGTAACAGGAAATGTTTTTGGTTTCATTCCGAACATAATTTACTCCTCTTCATAACCGATATTTTCTTCAGATAAAGGCTCTGGAATTACATATTCTTCATTCTCTTTCTTAATCTCATCTTCACTTTCATCAATCATTGAAACGATTGCTTCATACCATTCACAGCGAATCCAGTGACGAAGGTCATTCAGAACAGTTCTACGAATTGTCCTTTTTACTTTTCCAAATACATCTACTTCAGTTTTAGGGATTTCCTCATAAACATCGTCTGCTTTATCAAGAAAGTTCTCGATAGCCTCGTAGGTGTGTTTTATACCTGCAAGGTACGCTTTATCTGTCTGTGAGAGTTCTTCCCTATGGTCTTTATAACCCTTGTTATAAATGTATTTGTAATCCATAGTGTCTCCCTAGAACCCGTAGACTTTCGGACGGTTAAGTCCCCAAGTCTTTTTAATAGGTTTTAAGTAGCACAGAAGGTAAGCGGCCGCATCAGAGATATGGTCCAGACCAGAACTTTTGTCTGTATCTTCGCCGTTATCTTTGTAGCAATAGCCTTCCAGTGCTTCCTTAAGTTTCTTGCAGCGTCCTTTAGTGACAAAGCAGTGTCTTTCACCTTTAGCATTAAGGAACGCAGTATTTACAGCATTAAACTTATCCCTTGATGAATAAGGTGCTTTAGGACAGCAGACATGGAAGCGGTTACGCCTTAAAATCTCATAGTCTGTTTCACCGACTGCAGCAGAAGTCTGTCTTTTACGACAGGTCGGGTCCGGGTAAACGAATATATCTGCTTTAGGGAACTTCTTACGAATTGAATTACACAGAATCTGCGTATTAGAGTTAGGCTCAACGATTTCATCAAAGAAGATGACATCATCACGCTGTTTTACTGCAATTGCTGCCGTCATAGGGTTAACATTGAAGTCGATACCGACATGAACATCTGTAGAACCTGCGCCCCAGCTTTCGTCTAAATCACAGGTATTCTTTTCACGGTCAAACATATCGTAAACACGGGAAGCGAGGTTTTCAAAAGAAGCAAGGAACTCCTGAGCAAACATCTTAGGAGACATAGATTTTTTAGCAGCCTCGATTTCTTCTTTGTCTACATTTCCACCTTCGATAGTTGTGTACTGGAAAGCGGCCCAGTCTTCGTTTTCAAGGGCTTCTTTGTACATCTTATAGAACCAGTTGTAGCCTTTAGGGGTCGAAACAAGGATTGCATCTCCTTTTTTATCAGCAAGGGCAGGGCGGATAATTTCCCATACACCGTCCTTCATAAAGCCACATTCGTCAAGGATTACACGGTTAAGAGAAGAACCACGAAGATGTTCCGGGTTATCTGCTGTTACTACATACAGGATAGAGCCGTTAATGAACTTATAGGCTTTATCCATTTTGTTTACTTCAGCAATCCACTCTTTAGGTACATGCTTAGGAAGCCAGTCGTCCCACATAATCTTTTTAGCCATATCCCAGGTAGGAGCGACATACCAGATTATAGAGTTCGGAACAGAAACCTGTTCAAGAATTGCAGCACCGGAAACGAATGACTTACCGAAACGGCGTCCTGCGTTAACAATCTTAAAGCGGTGTTTATCTGTGAGGATTTCAAGCTGAGGTTTTGTTAAGCGGAACGGGACTTTTGTCATTCTTCGTCCTCCGCCTCAACTAAGAGTTCAGATCCGTCTTCAAACTGGATGCCGATTAAAGGCTCTTCAGAATCGTCTTCTGCGTCATCAGCCTTTTTCATTAAGTCCTGAATATCAGAGTTCTTCTCCATGAAGACGATTGCAGGGATATCTGTTTTCTTGCCCTGTTTCATAACTGCAGGACGACCAAATAATGTGTCACGAATGAACTTTGCTGAAGATGTAGCGTCTTTATCTGACTCTGCGAACTGAGCAATCTTAAACTGCCTGTCTACAACGGCCTGCCAGTTAGTTACTCTTTCTCCGGTTAAAGGAGACTCTATAAACTGATTGGCTGTATAAGACATCGCTTCTTCGAGAGCTTTTTTGGTTCCCTGAGGATGTTTCTGTTTTGTATTAAATGAAGGTGCAATTATTCCCATACCTCAAAGGTATGAGATAAAAAAATCAAACTTAAATAAAAAAAAAGACGCACAGACATAAGCCCATGCGTCAATATAGGGGAAGGGTTAGGCGGTGAGGTGGATATCGGTGAGGTAAAGAGTTACCTTTTTGTGTTCGTTGCCACCGGAAGTAAGGCTATGGTCCTGTTTCAGATAACCTGTCATTTCAACCATATCGCCTTTCTGAATATCAAGCTTTCTTGACTTGACCTTATCCGGCAGGCAGCCTCTGATGATAGACTCGCATACATCTTTGTAGCCGTTTACCGTGTGCTCGTGAACACAGGCGATTACAACCATAAGGAAGCCTGTTGTGTTATGAACATACGCATTCATAACCTTACCGGAAAGTTTTACTTCATTCATCGAAATACTCCTTGTCTGTACATACAGACTTTGAAAAAATATTTTTTTTGTAAAATTGAATCGTCATTTGGATTGTAAACCAAATCGACCTTTTTAGGGTTTACAATCTCATTTATATCCGACAACCCAGTCAATTGAGCAGCCGAGCTTTTTACAGATGTCGTAGATAGTTTGGAGCCCAAGTGGTCTATTCTGTCTTAATTTAGTCCTGGTTTCCGGGGTCAAACCTTTTGCTTTGTAAACTCTTTTAGAATCCAACTTTCTGGTCTGCCCACGGGCCGCAATAGACTTCTCAAGATTTTCTTCATTCAGTCCAAACACAAGCCCATTACGCCTTCTGTAAGGTTCAATGCTATCCATCAAATCTTTAGCTGTTAACAATGGCTCATCTTTACCTTTACCTTCGTTTACCGTTTTCAGGAAGCCGTCTATAAGCATCCAGAAAGGCTCGTAGGTAAGTTCTCCTGTCGTGCCATTCTTGAAGGTAAGCGGATTCTCTTCAAACCATTTCTTCTGCATTGAATTAGGCTCTATATCCTTAAACTCCACTATCTGAGAACAAGGTACATTGAGAGCGTTTGCAATCTTAACTAAGAGGTCAGTCTTGGGAAGAGACCTTCCAGTACCAATGGCAGTAAACCTGTCCGGCCTAATCCCGCACTGTTCTGCTACCCATTTAATCTTCACTCCTTTAGACTCTAAAACGCCTTTGAAAGGAGCCATACTTATCAATTCATTACTCATAAACCCATTATATGTGCTATTTCTACTAAAATCAAGTCTGTTTAACCTTATTTTCTCGCTAAATCAGTCTGTTTGACATATTTTACACCGTCATTCGCACTTTCAAGTATATATTTAATCACCGTATCTATAATACCCACCAAATTGTAAACCTAATCCCATACCTCAAAGTTTACAATCTACTATAGATTTATTTATCTTTCCTACCTTCCCATTCTCTCTGTTCCTAGGCAGGGCTGAAAAAAATCTTTGGTCGCGAGAGGGGATAAGCCACCCGGATTTCCGCCGCCGCAACCCCACTGGGGATATATAAATATCTGTTATAAGTGTAAAAAACATAAAATAAAATACAAAAAACACTTGTAAAAAGAATAATACCGTGCTATAGTTAAATCATAAGGCAAGAGTAAATGACGGCGACTACTTACTAGGGCAAGTCTAGACCCTACAGTTTAGATACTACCTTGTCGCTCGCTATGGTAAAGGCGGTGGGGAATTTTCCCCCAGTGTAACCCCTAGTCAGTCCGCTAGAGTTGTAAGGATACATAACGGGCGGTTGATTATCACTTTCAATAGGTTAATCCGTGTTTACTTGGCACGTTAAACGGGCGGGCAAAAGTCGCCCCTTGGCAAGTCGCTAGTGTATACCCGATTTTATACCTAGCGTTTTTTGATGTTCTTTTTATATAAAGTCCTTTATCGGTTTAAGGTTACTGTCTATTATGGTGATAATGCAGTATATAGGGGTAAGCGGTTGAAAGTCCAAAAAACAACCCCATCGCTAGCGAAGTGCAATGCCTCTAAAAATAGCACTAACCCGAACACATAGCAGAACGCATTAAGGCAAAAGAATAAGAGTTACGCACGGATTTTATAAAGGTTTGGCAATGCCCGGTCAGAGTATCGGACAACCTTGTATAAATGCGAGACATATAATTTGAGTTTCCTTCTGATGTTGTGTTAATTCGGGGAAAGAAAGCAACGTGTAGCACGGTAGATTGACACTCGAAGTGTGCTACACGGTTAATCGCAAGACTTCATTTTACAATCGGATATCCCTTGTTTTTTTAGCAAGGGATTTTTTTTTGCTTATGACTTATCTAGGCGATTACATATTTATTATGTAGACAGTTGCAAATACTGTCAAGTCGTTATATGCCCGTATGGGCAGAAAATACCACTTTGAAATTGCAAGCCTATATGCTTACTAGGAGACCTTATGACTAAGGAAAAACTCGCCTATTATGGCAAAATGTCAAACGCTGATTTTACCGCTTTGTTCACTTCACAGAATATGACGGTAAAGGAAGGACTTACACCGAAACTCGGCAAAAAATTGTCGTTCATTCGCACCATGTGTCTTGATAGGGGCGAAATTTCGCTCCATTCCCTTAACAGCCTTTACGCTGACAGCAAAAAAATTGACAAGCGGGGTTATTTTAAGGCTGACGAGATTATCACCTTTGACGATTTAGCGAAACTGCAAAAATTGACAATCCAGGGTGCAACTTGTGCGGTCAAGGATGACGCTTTGCGTATGCTCGACGCTGACGGTAAGCCGCTGTTTATGGAAGTGCACCGTGATAAAAAGACGGGCTCATTGTCTGTTGCTCTCACGGTTTACGACACTTGCCTTTGCGATGTTACTGTAATTCCCGAAGCAGAATGGAAGAAAGCAAAGGAAGAAGCAGAACGCAAGCAGTTGGCTAAACTCCTTAAAAAATACGGAAACTAAAATCCGGGTCGGGTCGACTTGCTCGACCCCACTAATCGCTATCGCTCGATAGCAAGGTTTTTTTAATCGCTATCAGTTGATAGCAAGGGGTTTTTATCGCCTATTGGATTTAGGCAAGGTTTTTTAGATAGGCACGGTTGCTTTTATCGGGGTTCAACTCCCCGACTATCTTATAAGCGGTAGTTTTAGGCTACCGCTTATTTTTTAAGGAGATAACATGGTAATTGCTATTTCAATCACTTTCGGTTTAATTGCTGGCTTTACGCTTGGCATTATTTATGAAAATCTTTAATTGGTTCTTATTGCTTTTGCAATATGTCGCAATAGTTTAGGGGGATAACTTTGAGTGATAGCGAAAAATTAACACTCTTATGTCAGTCTTATAAATACGCTGTTAAACATGGGCGTATGTGCGAAGACTACGAAAAGTTATGGGTTGAACTTAAGCGGCGTGGCAGTGTCCAAACAAGGGCAAAAAAACGCAGCCTAAATTCAAGGGCAATCAGTTTTTCGGGAATGTAATTCCCATTATTAAAATCGCTATCAAGTGATAGCAAGGAGACTTTTATGTACACAGGTTCAATCAGCGACGACATTTTTGATTACATCACATCGGACGAATGGGAAGTAATTCTCACAAGTTCACCAATCTATTTCTAGGGTGTCAGTATGGCTGAAATTTTGGTTAATATTATTGGCGTAACCCTGGTTTTATATTTTGCAGTTTGCGGGCTCATTATAGCCAACGCATATTCTATCGGCGACGAGTTTGTAATTAGTGAAACTCGTGGTAAACGCTTAAGTAAGTTTGCACGAATTGCAAACGGTTTAAGCAAGTTAAAGGAGATGTAACCATGAACCACTTATCTTTTAATAGCGGGCCGCTCCGCTATTGTTTGACGGGCAACTGTTTGTCAGTCTATGACAGTAACGGTAAAAAACTTTGGTGTAAGTTCTTTGAGTCTATTAAAAAGGCCAGGGAAATTTTCGGGGAACTCGCTTTATAAGGGGGAGTTCTTTTTTTCACATCATTATTTCGGGCGGTAGTTGATCT